GCCGGATACTTACCCTCGATTGCCTCGCCAACCTGCGTCCCATAGGCCGGGGCCAGGTAGTTCTGTTCGGTGTAGTAGGCCTGGGCATCCAGGGCGTTCTCCAGGTTGTACCCACCGATACGCTGCCCGTCAGATCCTCGGAATTCACGGTTGAACGCGTTAACGGTCATTTGCACCTGGTCCCCGAAATCCCGGCTCAAGTAGTCCACCTGAGTGAATGGACCAAGGACCCAGTCGGCAGCCGGCAAGAAGTCCTCGGTGCCGTCATTAAGAATGACTACCCACCCCAACGGGAACCGCCAGAAATACAGGATGTGCTGCGAGTAGTCCGGGGCGCCGGGCATGTCACTTGTCATGCATGTGCCCGCATAGTGGATCTGCCACACTTCGAACGTCGGATCAGCAGGCCACGGCACGGCATAGGCCGCCGAATGGTGCAGACCGGCAGTCGTAACGTCTGGCCGGGTCGAAGTGAAGAAGATGTCCTTGTTCTCCCGTGTCGGAATGTCGCATGGCGGACTCGCGCACACCGGCCAGCATGCTTCTCCGGGCTTCGTCGCCGGGCCCGGAAGGAAACCCCCGTAACTGGTCCCCAACAGGCTGTCGAGCCGGTACGCGAGGCGGGCGTACTCGTACGACAAGGCCCGCATCGGGGCCGCCTCGAAGCCCGTTGCCGGGTCCTTCAATCCGCGTTGCGCCTTCGCCGTCTGCCACTTCAGCTCGGCACTGTACAGATTCAACGCCATCGGGACGTTGGACAGCCTCGCCGCCTCGCTTTCCAGCCCGGCCTGATCGTTCCCGTACACCCATGCCATCCAAGGGTTCTGGACGTTCGGTCCGCCTGCTCCCTCCCCAACCCCTACCAAGGGCCATTGGGCAGTCCCCGGGGCAAGGGCGGCGTAGGTCTCGGACCACACCCCCTCGGGGTAGAAACGCAGACCGTCACCAACCAGCATGGCCCGGCTGGCGCCGAGCATGCCTTGGACGATCCTCCAGACACCGTCCCCGAGACCGGACGCTAACCGCTCGTTGACAGCTCGCGCGAACAGGTTCTTCTGTCGCGAAGTGATCGGGTCGCCTGGGTTGGCGAAGACCGCCCGAGTGTACCCCGGGAGCCGACCCTGCCGGGACCATTCGTCCTCAAGGGCCTGCCTGATAAGAGGTTCAAGCATCTACTCCAGCCCGTGCAGGTAGTAGTTGAGCTCGACAGAAATGTCGTTCGAGGCTGCGGCTGACGTGACGCGGAACAGATACTTGGTATCGCGCGCCAGCACCCATTCCGTCGCCGCCGATGAGTGTCCCGACAGCTTACCGCCGGTTGGCCCGCTGCCGGACTTTTTCCACATGATGCGCGTCCCATCGGTTGTGCCACCGGACGTGCCCTTGTGGATCGCCAGCGTGGACGCATCCGGGTGGTTGCGGTTCCGGTTGAACGAATCCTGCGCGGTTGTTCCGGTGCGGTCGGCACCCTCGTAGAGTTCGACCGTGATGCCGTAGATCCCCTCGACGGTGTAGGAGAAATGCGGGATTTCGGCGTCGTCCGCTACGGTCAATAGGTAGTCCTGAGTCCCGGCTGAACCCAGCGTGATTACGTCGCTGTACGAGTACGCATCCCCCTGGTGCAGCTCGTAGTGCTCGAACGCCACCGCTGCGACGTGAAGCGGTACAAGCTCGCCGCCAACCGGGTTGCCGTCCGGGTCGGTAACGACCACGCCCTGCACAACCGTCGCCGGCGACCCACCGTCGCTGTAGGTGCGGAACTGAGTGCCCGAAACCGATTGCGAGATCTTGTGCGTTGCCGGTGTTAGGGCCATAGGCTAGGCATCTTGAATCGCCACCACCCGGCACTCGCCAGTCGTCGGGGTTGTAGTGGCAACCAAACTAAAAGTGCCGGTTGTCCACATGGCAGCAGCCCTGCCCATCGGGATTACGGTGGCCGAGATTTGGCTAAAGTGCTCCGCGTCCTCGGGCGGGACCAGCGTCCCACTGGAAGTGGCCACAATGCACTCGTAGTAGAATCCACCGTGCGAGACGATGTTTCCCAACGCATACGATTTGCTGGTAATCCACGCGAGACCGTCGGCATGGATCGTCGGAGCGCACGCAACCAATCGTCGCCACTTGTAGTTGCCGAGGTCGGTATTGAAGAAGGTGTGGGACGTGTGGGCGGTTGAACATTTGTAGTACAGACCGTCGTTGGTAACCACTTGGCCGACCGTGTATGCGGTGGACGTTAGCCATGCCAGGCCGGCTGCGTTCTGCGTCAACGTGGCATCGTATGGCAGAAGAAGGTAGTCGCCAGCCGTGCTCAGATTCTCGACGTAGAGCACGAACGGCGTGGACACCGTCAAAGACCCCAGCGTTGTGTAGGATTTGAATGCCGTTGCCGTCAACACCGGGTTGTCCTGGAATGCCAACCCGCCAGTTGTTCCGCATGTCTGGGTCGAGGATTTCAGTCCTGCCGCCAGAGTGTTTCCGGAGTAGGTCAGCGACGCGCTGACGTTGACCGCCAATGTCGTACTGATTGCCATAAGTCACCTTTTTCTACTCACCCCCACCGGGCTGGGCCCGACGTCCCGCCACCACCAAACCCACGGTACACCCACTGCAACGGGTCCTGCTTGTACGCCTGACCATGAACCGTCTGCATTCCGAGCACCCCGGGACCTGGGTTCGACGCCTTGCATGCATCGGTCAACCGATACACTTGGTTGAACTGGGTTGTCAACCGACCTCTCGGTTGTGGCTTAAGCTCGCTTGGGTGGTTCATCAGTCGATGTCGGTTGTCCCGTCCTGGTTGCCGTAGATAGCATCCTGAAGCTCTTTCGGCCACTGCACGCAGGTCCCGTCCTTCACCCCGTACAATGTCTTCGAGGCCGGGATCGGATCGTTCTCCCGGGGGGAGTCGTAGTACTTCGACGGGTCGAACACCGGGTCAACAATCACCTCTCCCTCCCCAGTCACCCACGGGTAGATCCACGGCTCGAACCACTCGTACCCCCACCACTCTTGACGGACGTTCCACCGACCGTCACTGGTCTGCTCGATGATCGGTGGTTGCTTCACCCACCAGAACCGCGGGAACCGGTCGACGTCCAACAGGGAGGCAATGTCGCTCGTCAACAGCGTTTCACGCTCACGAAGCGCCACCGTCGAGAACGCATAGCCAACCCGATCATACGAGGCCCGCATATCGCTCCCCAGCGACACGCCCTCAACCGCGATGTTCGGGAAGCAGATTGACGTCTTGTGCAGGACGTATTGGTAGGTCGGGAACGACGTCACACCCTTGCAAAGCATCCTGAACATCTGCGCCGCGTGCCACAGGTCCTCGACAGTCGGCGTGTACACCGAACCATCCTTGGCGGTGTATGTCTCAAGATCGGTGCTGCCGCCGGCTTTCAGGCACACAACAGCCGCGAAAATCTGGTTTTGAAGCTGGGTGATGGTGTACGGTTGGGTGCCCTCCAGACTTTTCCAAAACGTGTTTGTCATCGGGCTGAGCACGTTCTGCCACAGGGCCACCGCCACCTGAACCTTCCTGATCACGTCCGGGCAGTTGCGGAACGCCCAAGTTGCCTTCCGACACGATACAATCGGCTCGTTGCCGCGGTTACAGGTCATGCCCCACGTCGTCAGCAACGGATCGCGCACCTGGAGTCCGTCGTAGTCGTTCGAGTAAAACACGACGGACGTCCGAATGTTCGGCCCGTCTGGTTGGAGGCTCGCCTGGAACGGTTTGTGCCCGTGATCCCCAGTCAACAACACCCAGAACTGCTTGAACTGAACCATGGGCCCAGAGAACGTCCGGATCTGCTGCCAGCACATCGTCGGATCGAACGTCTTCTGAATCGGCTCCTCGACATAGCCGAGGCCGGAAATCCCTTCCGTGAACTCCTGAGTTGTCCAGTATGACGGAAACGTAATCATCTCTAAAGCGGCCCTTTGTTGACGGACTGCTCGCTGAGGTTTTTCGATATCCGCCCCAGGTTGTCAGACGCGCTCTTGATCGCGTCGACCAGCGACTGCATCGTATGTGCCTGCGAGCTGACAGACTGTCCCCTGGCCGACGTTGCGAACAGACCGACGGACTCCTCTCCAGTCGCCATGTACGCATCGGATGCCTTTCTGACTTCTTCTGTGTTCATCCAATAGCGCAACTCAGCACCCCCAGGCGACCCTATAGCCTTCAGCCTTTTGTTGGCTTTGTCGAACTCCGAGTAATTCCACCCTTCACCTCTCGCGGCATTTGCAACGGTGCGAATTAGGGCCTTTGTTCCATACACATAGTGAATGAACCCTTTCGCCGCCCATTCTTTTATACCAGCCAATTTACCCCCCAACTTAGTTTCCATCGCCAGCCGTGCAGCTTCAGCCTTCGAAGAGTACCGCGTCCGTTCCATAGCCTCGCCAGGAGGAACATACGTCGCCATTTCGCGCCGGAGGGAAGTGGCTGGGTTTTTTACATCCTTCCATTGCCTTGCCTGTTCGGTTATGCCAGATACTATGTCGTGAACCTTCTTCCCTAAATATGCCACTGCAGCAAGACCAATCTTACCAATACCGCCACCGGACAGCATGGATTCAATCTTACCAATACCGCCACCGGACAGCATGGATCCAATCTTACCAATACCGCCACCGGACAGCATGGATCCAATCTTACCAATACCGCCACCGGACAGCATGGATCCAATCTTACCAATACCGCCACCGAACAGCATGGATCCAATCTGGCTTCTCGGACCGAACCTGCCTACACCGGCTATGTTCATGAACCGCTGAAGCAGCGAAACCCTCCGCGCTGCATCCCTGCCTTGCTCCTTCTCTATTTTCGCCTCTTCCTGCTTGAGCTTTTTCAACTCCTTAGCAACGCGCCTTTGCTCGGCGGCATTCGCCCGCCGCTCCTCTTTCTCTCTTTTTGCCTCTTCCTGCTTGAGCTTTTTCAACTCCGCAGCAACGCGCCTTTGCTCGGCGGCATTCGCCCGCCGCTCCTCTTTCTCTCTTTTTGCAAAAATCGCTAAATCTTCACGTTCGAGAGCTGCGGCGCGACGCTTGTTGGCGGCAAGTTCGGCAACGGCTTCAGGCTTCTCACCGAACGCTCTCATGTTCTCCCGCAACTCTTTCCTGCGCTGCTCCAACTCCCGCCACTCTTTCCGGATAGCCACCTGCCGATCTGTGGTATCGACGGTGTCGGTCAAGTTGCTTTTGCGCCGCACATCGTCAACAGCCTTCGACATATTGGTGACAGAAGATGTCACCTTCTGGGCTTTGACTGCAAAGTCGTCGGCGTTGACCTCGTAGCGAAATTCGACTTTATTGGTGGTCTCGATCATCCCTTGTTCGCTTCCTGCCTTAGTCGTATCTCTTCGCGAACCATATCCTGAATGCTCGACTCCTCCGCCGACACCCAGTCCAGAACACCGTTTTCCTCATCCTCGGTCGAGTTGATCCACAGCGCCGCCTGGACACGAACGTCCAATGCCTGCTCTACGGTGCGACCCTGCGCGACCATGCGCGCTATCGTCACCATCCAGTACGGGGCCCCCAACTTCGTCACAGCGAAGAACCTGCCTTTGGGCTTGGCCATCGTGTTGGGTCGCTTAAATGCATCCATGACGTGGTTGTGCAACCCAACCACGGTCTGGATCAGGGCGTCGCCGTGGTCAGCATACCAAGCCAAACGCAGTTGCTGCCAGAACTCCGGGCCTTCGAAGAAGCGTAACGCTTCTCGCCACCCTCTGGTAAAGAGGAACAGTGCCTGCGCCGCATGACCAGCCTCGCAATCGTGGTCCCAGAAACCATTCAGAATGGCCAGAGGATTCCCCATCCGCTGCAACAACAGGTAGTGGCCGAGCGTCAGAGGTCGCAACCGACGCCCGGCCACCCTGTGGGTTGGAGGGAAGATGACCCGCAAAAATTGCTCTTCGTTCGTCATGCCGGCGGGGTGTACAGCGGGGTGTAGGGCTGACCGTCCTTGTAAAGCTGCTTCCCGTGGAGCGGGTTCCAACGTCGCAGTGGCAGGTGCATCACCATGAGCCCGGTGTTCGTCATCTGAATTTCGCCCTCCCCGACGTAGCGCCAGTCGTCATGGGCGAACACCTTGGGCATTGCGTACCCGGGCCGCGCAGAAATCGCCACTCTGGACATTGGCTGGGGCATGTCGATTTGGGACATGTCCGCAGACACTGGGTAGAATGCTATCGTCACATCGTGCTGGTTCTTCCATGGCGTCACCCGTATAATGTCACCGGCCAGGTCCAACTGCTCGGCCAACGAAAACGAATCGCGCAGCGTCATGGACGTCATGTCGATGATCGACCAACCGTCAATCTGGGCCGACCCAGTGACGCCGAAAATAGTCGTCTCGCCAATGATGAGCAGGTCCACGTCAGGCTGGAGTAATCGCGGCGTATCGCCGGCATGGAAGCGTCATGACCGCGAATCCTTCCTGGGCCAGCGTTATGGTGCCGCCCCCCATGTAAGTGTAGTCGGAGTAATCTACACCCGTCATGCCCGCCACCTCGGTCGGAAGTTGCCCCGGGCCGGTGGCTGGCGTGTTCCTGGTCAGCCGCACCGTGGAGAACACGGCAGGAAGGTTGATGTTCTGGAAGTCGGTGTCGGCGGAGCCTAGCGGAATCGGGTAGAACCTCAAGTTGATGTCCTGAAGGAACCGGTGCGCGGCCAGTCCTACCGTCTTGTTAACGCCGTTTTTCTGCTCGACAACGGTCGTGTCGTCTCGGAAGTCGATCGAGGACATCGCACTTGCGGCAATCACCCCGCTCAACGCGACGGTTCCGTTGGCCCCAAAAATCGTCACCACACCGGTTGTGTAAAGGTCAGCCATAGTTCCTCCATCAGATTCCGGCTTCGTACTTCTTGCACGGCAGACTCATCCTGAGCATGCCGTCAGCCGTGAAGTCCATGCTGCCGTTGCCCATGTAACGGAAGGTCCCAATGGTGCGTGTCGGAATGTTCCTCGACGCCACACCTCCGGAAGCCCGCTCCACGACCACCGTGGCAAGCACGTCCGGAAGCGTAATCGCCTTGTATTGCGCAGCCGTCGGGGCGCCGGTGTGAACCGGGATCGGGTAGAATGTCAGGGTGACGTCGTCCCTGGCATCTGATGCAACGGCGCCACTCACCTCGCCCACTCCGCTCAACTGCTCGGTGACGGTGACGTTGTCCGTCAGTTCGATCCCGATCATGTCGGTCGATGCGATCCCGGAAATAGACGCCGTCGTTGCACCGGCTCCGAATACCGTGACCGTCGCGATTGCGTAGTTGTCAGCCATACGTCATACCTCCACCGTACTCAGAATCGTTTTCACTGTCCCAGTCAGCGCAAAATTGGCAGCCCCAGCGCTGGCCTGCACCGTGTCAATCGACCGAGGCCGGAAAGGGCTCACCCCGTCGCATGGCGACTTGTCCTTGAGTATCGCCAACGCCATTTCCGCGCCGCGCATCGATGTGATGTACGGTCCAGCCATTGTCCTGTTCACGGCAGGGAATTCCAGCACCTGCACAACAATCGACACCTCCCAGACGTTCGTGTCAACCCACCTCATCGACGGCGTCTTGACCAGAATGGCCAGCCGCGCTTTGGCCAGGATCTGCTGCATTTCGGACACGTAGTCGCCAATCGCCTCGATCACAATCGGCACCTGCCCGTCCGCGAACCGGGTGTGGCTATTCAACAACCCAGCCACACCAACCTGAACCTGGGCCAGGAACCCGGCGCTGGTCAACGCGGTGACGTAGGCCGTTTCATCGGCGAACTGCTGGCCAATTGTCCAAGGATACTGCATGCGTCACCGGTGCGGTCTGGTGCCCTGGGCCTCGGTCGTCAGTCGTTGCAGGATAGCCTCCCGCCGGGTCGGCACGTTGGCGTCAAGGGCTAGCCCAATCCCGTCCATGGCGCCTCGCGCCGCCGCTTGGGCCTGATCGAGAGTGTGGATGCTGGTCAGAACACCGGTAAACGTGTCCAGCAGCGCCAGGCCGCCGGCAATCGTCAACTGCCCCTCCGAACCGATCATTTCGGACACGCCGGCCTTGTCGAGCGCGGCGACAACCTCGGCCGGACCCCACTGGCCTGGGGCATCGTTCAGAACCTTCAAGGCCCCGTAGGCGGACACCCAGGACGTCCGCTCGACCGGCGTGCCGGACACGCGCTGCGAACAGGTGACGTAGGCCGCAAGTTTGGTGATCGCGTAAATCCGGTCCGGGGTGGCCAGGGCGGCAAGCGTCGCACACCCGACCAGGGCTGTTATGGCCGCGACGGCGATATAGATCCGCTTCAGAACCCCTGCAATCGAGCCTGGAGGGGGTTTCCCGGCGTTCTGACCGCCGGGAGGCTGCGGACTACCCGGATCGGCGCCCGGACCGCTAGAATCGCCTCCTGGCGCGTCCTCGTGGGCGCGCAAAGGCAGCTTCACCGAAGCAACGTAGTCCACGAGGAAGGCGGCAAGCCGGTACGGTGCCGAACGCATGATCCGGTCGAGCCAATGGGCCTCGGCTTCGTTGCCCCGAACGAACGCCACGGCGGCTTGGAGCAACCCTGCTAGGGCCGTCCCAAACGGCTTGATAGCCACGCGCAGAGCACCGACCCACGCGAAACCAGCCGCCACCCACCCGTGCTTCGCACCGAGCAGGTCCAGCAGAGGTTGAATCTCGTTCATATAGGTTAATGGGTTGAAAAATCATCAGTCAGGCCAAGCCGTTCACAAACTGTGCTGATACACGCCAACACGCCAACAATGACAGCGTACAGCAGGACAAACGGAAGGCACAAGATCGCGGTGACGACTTGTTTCATGGTTTGCTTTCACTGGCTGTGCGACGTTCGGCTTTCAACGCCGCGATTTCCTCTCGAATCACACCCAGCATGGTCAGCACCTGAGCGTGTGCAGCCCTGTTCTCGTCGCTCTCGCGCATCCACATGCTCGACATTTGGGCGATTGCGCGCTCGTTCACCACAATCTTGTCGTTCACCCGTTGGAACAGCTGCTCTGACAGTTCAAGGTGCGCCCTCCATCGAGCATCAGACTCAGCCTTGCTCTGACTGATGTCGTTAGCACGCTCGTTACGCAATTCACGAATCGTGTTCGAATGCTCAGCACGCGTAACAAAGTAGCCTGCAGCCCACCAGAGGATCCCGCCGGTCACAAGAGGCATTGCAGCTGCGAACACAGGCCACCAACCCGAGAACCAAGATTGGATCTTGCTCATGTCATCAGAACCACGTTGTGATTATCACGATTGGGCCGGCGCCGCCGATCGGATGTGTCCAGGCCCTCGACCTCGCCAAAACCGTCCTTGAGTTCGTTGACCTTGGCCTCGTCGTTCTCGTTCACTGTCACGACGCAGGCCTGGACGACCGTCCCGCCGATATTCAGCGTCGCGCTGATGCCCCGACTCGTTGCTTTTCCGGTGTAGCCCATATCGATCCTGTTCTCCTATTCCTCCTAATCACTGTATTGCGTTCGTGCTCACCAGCCATTCCGGGGTGCGCAATCGCGTTTGTCACCATTCTGGAAAACTCTCGGTTTCATGGGGATGTCGGGTTACGGAGAGTTGACGGAGTAGCTCATCTCTCGCCAGTCGCTACCGCTGTAGATCAGGGTCAGGACGTTATAGGCCGAGAGAGTGCGGGTCGCGGCCCCAAGGCGCAGCGCTGATCCGGATAGCGAGGTCGCGTCCTGGAGCGTCACCGCGGTGGTTGCGTCAGTCGCGATCAGGACGAGGATCTGGCCGACCGTCCCGGCGGTGATGGACGGCGTGTTGGTGATCGTGTAGCCGGTGCCCGATGTCAGACGGGTGACCCGAGCCGAGCTGGCGATCGTGGTGCCCTGTGCCGTCACTGTCTGGTCATATTCACTCGCCGTCATCACCGGTCGCCAGCCGGTCGTGTTGCCATCGAGGTTCACGTACAGCGCCGTCGCTCCGCCACCATCTCGACGCATGTAGACGCTCCCCACCGCCCCGGTCGAGGACGGGGCCCCTGACCCGCTCCAGATCATGCTGTTGGTGAACAGCGCCATCGCGGCCGCCCCTGCCGTGCTCCCCTCGTAGACCTTGAACACGCCGTCGGCGTCGAGGATCGCTCGATCAGCCAGTGTCTGGGCTGTCCGGCCGGACACGAGCCTCGGTGCGGTGCGGAACACAATAGCGTTCGTACCGCTGCCGGTTCCGATGCCAGCCTCCAGGATGAGCGATCCGCCCGCCTTGTTTAGCCCGTTCGTCAGACCGTTGATGAACGCCGAGCCGCCGCTGAGTCGCAGGTGTTTCGAGGCTGCGAACGGCGACCACGTGTCGTAATTCGTGTTCGCCATCACTGGCAGTGGTCCGAACGACTGCCACGAATCGCGCGTGTCCGACGTGTAGCCAATCGAGTATGTCTGACCAGCGTTGACCCAGTTGCCCCACGCAGCCCGGATGTAAGACGATGAGTCTGCGTAGATTGAGTAGTAGTCGTAATGCCGCACGTCTACCAGATTTTCAAATAGAAAAGCATTCGTCACACTGGTGAGATTGAGCACCCTGCTGTTCAGCCCTGCCTTGGTAGTCGTCCATAGGGGAACGTTGATTCGGTTGCGACGCAGCGTCACCCCTCCAGATGTAGAAAGCAGCACCGGTATGTTGTCGAAGGTGTTGCCCTCTATGATCGAGTTCGTCAGACCGACGAGATTGAACCACGCCGAGTTCGTGTATCCCGCTGCCAACACATTAGCAGGAAGCAACACCCTGACCGTGTTGCCAATCATCTCGAGTTCCACCGGGTGATTTGCCGTGCCGATCACCTCGCCGACATGTCCGTCTGCAATGCCGTGAAAGAAGTTGATCGCGAAGTCGTTGTTGACCATCTTGATCCTGCCCGCAACGGCGCCATTTGCAGGACTCGACCAGGCGTTAATGCGAATCACACCGTTGGTGGCAGCGTTGTTGGCTACCACAACATCGAATCCGCCGATCTCCAGGAAGTTCTTGGGAACGTTCGAAGAGCCAATCATCGTATTATTCGCGACCACACCGCCAACGCTGCCTGCAATGACGATCAGGTTGCCGACGTCGTCGGAACGGTCTGCAAGAATGTGGTTGCCGATGATCTGGAATCCGACGCCGTAGGCTGGGTAGAAGCAGTGGTGATGAGCAAGCGCAGACGGTTGATAGTTGGTGTTGCCACAGTGGATAAACTCGTTCCCGATCAACTGGTATGAACCCATCAATCCGTCGACAATCGAAGATCCCGTCCCCAGGGGATTCTTGTCGCACTCGATGAAGCGGTTGTTGAGGATCTTGAGTCCCGTAACCGTGTTCGGTGCGAGTGCCGACGACGCGCCGACCGCTCCCCACCGCATGTATTCGAAGGTGCAATCCCGGACGACGACGTGCTTGTCATCTTCCGACCTGATGTCGAACTTGAGCCCATACCACGGACCGAGCAAGTAGTTGTTCGATGCGCCAGCCGTCACCAGTGAGCAACCAAACGTCAACCCTTCCACAACCCAGTTGGTTGGACGGTAGAAGTACAGGACGGTCATGTTGGTATAGAGCGGTCGCCCGGCATCGTAACCGCTTATCCCGTCCGGAAACGTCGAGTTTGTAAAACCCCAGGCGTTCATTGAGATTAGCGCACCACGCCCAAACCAATGCATGTTGGCAAGCTGTGTGCCGATGGAGCCCATCTCGATTCGGTTCGACACGTTGTAGGTGCCCGGCGGCATGTACAGCCCGCGCCGCGTCGTCATCGCCCAACGCAGCGCGTTCGTCAGCGCGTGCGAACAGTCCGTTGGGTTCTGTTGGTGCCCGGTCCAAGCGAAGTTTAGCGGGCCGGTCAAGTCATCGCGCTCCCAATAGCCGCCCCCGGAACGCGGAAAGGTCGTGATGTAGTTCGTTGTCCCAGTCGATGCGTAGTGCAGCGGACCGCCTCCGCCGTCGCCGATTGAAGTGTAGCCGGTCAAGAGAACGTTCGTTGCCGTGCCGGAATAGGAAAGAAGCTCGGACACCGTACCGAACACTCGCGGCAGGGCCTGAAGCTCTTCAGCGGTGGTGATCGCGGCAAGCCCACCGCTCGAAGTGACAGTCATCAACCGCGTTCGGCCTGCAGTGGTCGCCCCGTACAGCGGCGCTTCCCCCAGTGTCGGCGTCGGCGGCGCAGGGGCGGGCTCATAGGTTAGGGTGTTTGTCTTGCTCGCCGTCAAGCGGATATAGGCGGCCTCCTGGTCGTCGGTATCGTAAAGCCGCTGCCGCATCCATGCAGAAGTGCCGACCGCGCTGAACCCCCCGGCGCCGTCCTCGGCCCACATTGTGCCCGCGGCACCGTGCTCGGCCGGGAAGGTCCAGAGCGCATCGGACGACAGATTGGTATAGGATCCCGACTGAGGCACGTCGAGAGCTTCCCTGGCCGTCGCCGGGCTGTTCCCGCCCGTTCCCCCGTAGTAGGCCGGCAGCGGTCCGGGTCGCCGACCACCCCAGGCCGCGACCTTGTCATACCGAGCCTTGTACCGAGCCGGACCGACCCCGTTGACGATGCACTCCCAATACACGTAGTGACCGATGAAGTTCGGAAGCTCGCTGCTGGTGCTGTAGATGACCAGCTCGCCGTTGCAGTACAGTTCGATCCTCGGCAACGAGGCGTCGTAGAGGATCTGAAGGTGATTCGTCTCGCCGACGTTGATAGGCGCGAACCCGTACCCGCTCACGTTCGCGTAGTTCGTCCCCCCCTTCCACAACTGCACCAGGCCGAACACGCGCCCCGTCGAGCTTCCGAACGAGTCCGCGCCGATCTGGAAATGCACCATCCGCCTCGCCGTCCATGTCGGGTCGGGCGCCTGACCGATCGCCACCGTTACCCCGGTGCTCGATTCGTCGTCCCCTGTCCCTTCATCGTCCCACTCGACCCATGATTCCATCAGGCTCGGCGTGTCCGCCAGCTCAGCGCACAGATAGCCCGTGTTGCCGACTCCAGCGTCAACGCCCCATGACTGCATCTTCCCGTCGATGATGACCAGGTTCGTGTTGAGTTCACTTACCGACCAGTTCACCCACGGCGGCCCGACGTATGGGCCGCCAAGGTTCGTCGTGCCGTACACGCCCGCCGTCCGGTAGAAGTCATCCCAGGTCAGGCATTGCCATTTCGTCCGAGCCAGGCCGTCCTTCCAGAGGTCAGTCGCCCCGATCAGATTCGAAACGCTCGACTGTGTGACCCCGATGCTCGCGTTGAGAAGGTTCGAGTTGGCCGCGAACAGGTTCGTTGGCCACGCCAACGCCAGGCTGTTCACGTCCGCCATGATGGTCTTGTTGGTGCCAGGCTCGCCAAGAGCCGCAACCACCAGCAGGAGAACCGCCGCCAGGAACCAGATCGACCGTTTCGCGCTCATTCCATCAATCGCTGATAACCAACCCGCGTTCGTCACCGACCCCAAGAACGCGGACCGTGTTGTACTGCTCTTCATCCGGGTTCCAGATCCTCAGATACTCGACCCCGGTAGTTGCAGCACTCCCCAACAGGTCCGCCAACGAATAGTCGCCAGTGCCCGGGACCGTTACCGGAACCGGCTTGCTTCCAGCGAATTCAAACAGGTACGGCCCCGGCAACAGTTCGACCGAGAACGCCCCAGCCACAAGGACAGTGTCAATCGGACCGGTTGTAACCACAACAGACGATGACGCCTCAGGGCCCGTGCGCCGACTGAAACGAACATAGCCGGTCATGGCAACCCCGCTCGCGTCAACGATTGTCCCGGCCACAGTCGCTGTTGTGATGCCTTCCGGCATGGCTCAATTCCTCCGCAGCCACTCACGCACCCCGGCCTGGAACGACGAAGTCAGGAACCTGCGGTTGGGCAGCGCGGTCCGCCACGGCTCCTGGTTCACGCTTGTCTTGAGCAGGTAGAACAGTGTGAATCGTCCATCGTACTTGCCGGCCAGGAACAGAAATCCATTCTTCGACCGCCAGAAGAACATCTTCCCGACAGTCGCCTCCAGATCGAACGCTCTCCGGGCGTACGCTTCCGGGTGAATCGGGATCGTCAGGTACTTCGCGTTCTTGGCCACGATCTCGCCACCGTAGATTTTCTGCTTGATGCGCCCGTCCGTGATCGTGATGTTCACACCACCGTTCACCCACTCGGGACCGCGAATGCTGTCGGCCACCTGGGCCCAGAAGTGCGTCCGCCTCGACCCGGTTCCATCCTGCACGAAGCGGTTCGGTTCGTGCTGGTCGTTGAGCATGTAGAAGTCCCGTAGATCCTCGACCACACGTGACCCGCCCGACATCATTGCGCTCTCAAGCCGTGCCATGTCCAGAACATAGCCAGCGCGCACGCCGCCAGTAGTCTTGACTCTCACTCGAATCAGCTCGTCGGCCACGACCCCCTCCAAACGATGGCGTCGCGGTCCAGGCGCCACCCCGGGAGCGCGGACGTCACGACCCGCCCTAGTTCACGGTCTATGCCCTTCATTCCCGATTTGCACCCTTCGAGCATCCTTGGCAGTCTCGCCCTCTTCGCCGCCCCTTGCAACCCGTACTTGGCCGCCCGGTAGCTCGACACCATGCGCGTCCACATCCCAGACAGCCACTTGAACACCGGGTACGGGTGCCCGAAATCCGAAATCCGCAGCCAGATCGGCGACCCAAACGGAGCGATGAACCGGCCAGCATACTGCTTGCCGCCGGCCACCTTCCAGATTTTCGGCCAGTCGCGAGGGTGCCGCCGGGGCTCGCGCCGGTACAACTCAACGTAGGGGAATTGCTTCTGGTGGTGACGCTGCCACATGTACCGACCGTAGCCCTCGGACAGACCGGCTTGCGTCTCAACGATGACCCGCAGACGAATGTCCGAGCTAAGGTCTTGAATCTTCCCCTCCTGACCGGCCGGCGGCTCATACCCGGTGTTCGCCAACCACCGGCGCAGGTGCCTCTTCGCCTCCGCCCGGGTCAGATCGCCACGTTCAATCCCGATCAGAACGCGCCGCAATTGGCTCAAGAACCGTGCCTGGGTCACGCCGGCACTGAAGAGGGCCAATTCCCGAACGTCCGCGTCCAAACGCCGCAAAACGCCCGGGGCGACCCCTGGCAACCTTACCATGCGGGCCAACCGGCGCAGCGAATGTTGCTTGGGTGTCGGCATCCCTTACAGCCCGTCCATGTTCGCCTTTGTCCATTGCCTGGTGTCGGCTGTGCTGTAGCTCGCCTGCATGACCCCAGGTGGCCTTGTGTCCATCTCGCTCCCCAGCCCCTCAGCGTCCGTCGGTAACGGAATCGACGGTCCACGCCCCTCCGACACCGCCTGCAAAAGTTGCCGGGCATCGTCCCCGGCCTTCTTCCGTTCCCCGCCCTGGTCGAGAATCGCCCCCCCGGACCGCGCCATGACCCGCAGGACAACAAGGTCGGCGGCTGCGTCGTGCAGAATGTCCGGCAAAGTCCCGTCGGGCCCGAGCTTGTAGCGCGGGCATTGCAGGATGTACCCGCGCACCAACGCCGTCACGTCCTGGATCTGCCCAGCCAACGGATCCACCTCCCCGGGGCGCTGATTGGCTCGCCGGAAAGCGGACAACTCCTGCCCGCTGATGTGCTGAAGCAGTTCAGCCTCCGTCAATTCTGCCCACGCCATAAACAGGAACCGGGTGCGGCCGGGTCAACCCCACGCCACACCCGGCCAACAGGTGGTCAAGACGGAGCCCCTAGTCAATGACGAGGAACTGGGCCCCGCTACAGGTCAGGTGAATGTCAGCATCGCGGCAGCGGACGAGTTCGTCACAACAACATCCTCGCTCCAGTCGAACTTCGCCACCGTTGCACGCTGGTCGTCGCGCATGTACGTCCCGGGCACCATCCACTGGCCGGACAACCGGAACGTCTTCATGAAGGATGGGTCACGCCGCGTCGCATTCGCCTTGCGGGCAAACACAATCGCCGCCGACCCGATGCCACCGACCCAATCGATGGAGTCCGCCACACCCTCGGCCGCCGTGTCCTCGACCATGAAACTGATCATGACATCCGGCAGCCCCAGGAGCAGAGACTTCATGACGTCCGGAGTGATGTTCGGGAAGGCCGGCGTGCCAGCCGTCACGAACCGGCTCCGCACGTAGGTCGAGTTCTTGACCAGCTTGTAGGCGTCCGGTCCGAACACGATCCCAACCCCCATGGCCGACCCGTACCGGGCGGCCTTAATCACGCTTAGGATGGCCGTGTCCAGCGCCGCGATCGGATCAGTGGACGCCGTGTTGACCGCCGTGGCACCACCAGAGAGAGTGTCGTAGGCCAGCTTGACAACCTTTTTCTCGTGGATCAGGGCCGCAATCTCAGCCGCCATGTTGGCCGACTCCATGAGCATAGATTCCAGCGGCGCGGCTTCCTGCTGCTGGAGGATGTCCACCGGCACGTCGATGGCGTTCGGAACGCAGTTGTACGTCCCATCCGTGCCGCCGAACGTCACCTCCGCAGCCCGGCCGCCGGTGGCGCGCACCGTCTCGGGCAGGTGGAACTGGCTCTTCTGCGAGTAGATCTTGTAGCGCCCAATGCTCGTGGTCACCTCGACCACACCCGCAATGAAGTCCGCCACCGGTTGAATGGCAGACTGGGCGGCTCCGAAAGCGTACTGCCGCAGGGCAGGGCTTGGCGAAATGGCTGTAAGTTGGCTCGGCATAGTGGCTCCGATTCTTGATGGTTTCTGTTGCTCCGTTCCCCGTTACGTCGACTCTAGGCGCTCCCCTTGATCAGGCCCAGCGTCACCAGGGCGGACCGGGTGGCGTTGGTCAACTCGGTGCCCTTGGCGAAGTTGTCGTTCAGGTTCCCAATCGCGGTGCGCACCGCGTTAAGCCCGGTGGCAATCCCCGCAATGGCATCCGCGGTGTCCATGTTCTTAAGCGTCACCAGGAACACACCCTGCCCGGCAGTGAACGCAGTGCCACCGTTCGCAACCTCGACACTCAGCGTGGCCCCGGCCGCACCGGTGTTGGCCCCGGAAACCGCCGTGCTAGCCGTAATCGCACCAACAGCAGCCGTGCCCGCCTCGGTCAGCGTGACCGTCGAAGGCACCGTGCCGACATCCACGGACCCGATCTCCAGGTTGAACACCCGCGAAGCACCGGCGCCGACACCGGCAACCGTGACCATGAACTGCCAACCGATGACCGCGAACTTGTGCGGAATCACAATCGCCGTCGCCTGATCGGCCGCACCGGTCCCAGTCGGGAGAACCGCCGGAACCGCGATGACGTACTCGGCAGCCCCAACAGCCCAGGTGTTCGCCGTCGAACCACCGGTGTTGTCCGTGATCGCGGCGTTTGCCGTAACGGCCACAGCGGTGGCATCGCTGACGCTGCCGCCAGAATTGTCGGTGACGGCGGTCTGGTTCGCGCTCGATGGCTGAACCGCCGGCGTGGTGTTGAAGAATCCGACCTTGTTCGACGTGGTAGCGCCGAACTTGGTGCCGTTCGTGGTCCCAGTGGTCACGACGAAGGCCGCGCTGCTGTCAGCAAGAGTCACCCCCGCGCCATCGTACCACTGCGTATCCGCCTCGGTCCCAACCCCTTTGGTGCGGAACTTGACGAATTGACCATCTGCCCCGGTCTCCTCGGCATACCCAACAATGGTGTCGCCGGCCGTCCCGGTCGCACTCACCTTGCCAGCCGATGTCGGGTAGAGCGGATCGCCAGGCGAGCAGGTCCCCGAGAGCTTGGCCCGAATGTTCCGCCCTGGCTCGATGGGCCGCACGTTCACGGGGGCCGCAGTGGTCGAGCCATTGGCTCCATCCTCAAGCACAAACACCGGGTTGTCCGTCGCCGCACTCACCAGCGCAACGACCGGGTACGTCCCAGATGTGGCCCCAGTCAGTTTGACAAGGTAGCCCTCCTTGTCGGTCAGGTTGGTGGCGGTGTAAGCCACGAAAACACCGCTAATCGTGTTGCTTTGAACAGCATTCATGGATGATCTCTCCTGGGATTGTTTCTGACTCCTCGACTACTCCTTGACACCGGCCAGAGGCGCTTTGCGGCTGATGTTCGGGTCAACCCCGCTCATCTCCGCCACCGCTTGCTGAAAGGCCGACTGGTAGGTGACGTTGATACCGCTCTTCCGGTTCATCGCCACAATCTCGTTGGCCCGCACGCGGCACCTCGCGAACTTCCCATCCTCAGCCGTCTCGTCCACCGTCGCCGGCACCGGCTTGTAGTTCCGGTTGAACACCACTGCCGGGATCGTATTGGCCGGCTTGGGCGGCTGGATGTTCGCCAGGACAGCCACCGCAGCCTCGCGATTGGATGCCAACAGCGTACGCAGCTCGCCCCGGGCCTCGTCCGTGTCCGGCACCAGGCCCTCGAACCGCTTCGCCTCCTGCTCGACCAGGGCGCGCTCCAGTTCAGCGATGCGATTCTTCGCCTCAACCAACTCGGGGCTATCCTTGGGAGCGGGATCCTCATCCACCGCAGCCTGCAGCTCATTGACATCGCGGTTCACGGCTTCGATTGCCTCCTGGATCTTGTCGTCGCCGGCATCCGCCGGCACCCCCAGCAACTTGCAGAGTTCGGATTTGTGGTCCATACGTTTCACCTCCGCCGGGGCAGCCGCCGCACCGCGATTGCTCACCGGGACCATCCCAGTGATGTTCGGCGCGTTCGTCAACGCTATCCGGCTCAATCTGTTAGGCCGCATCAACGGCAGCCCCTCCGGTGTCTTCTCCGTCCCGGTAGGAGAAAAATCCGTCAGCACCGGCGACACCAGCCGATATTCCCCACCCGTCACCTTACGGTTGCCGCTCTCGGTGAATCGGAAGTGCGCCCAGACATCCTTCCCCCGCACCTGCAAGTCGTCCACCCATGCCGCCGCCTCGCTCGGGTGGTTCCGGTCATGGCTGAAGTGGTCGAAATCGACCAGCAGCCCAGGCCACGCCGCGCCAGCCTCGGTGCGCTCGCGGTTAAACGTCTCGACGATGTTCTGCACTGCCTGGTCGTCCACAACCTGCACCAGACCGGCATCCTTGTTCGGCCATTCACCAGACGTCAGAACCTGGATCCACCCGTCACTCGGGGGTGTGAACTGGCCGGCCTGCCCGGCGTTGATGGCGAATGACCTCACTTGCGGATCAACCCCTTGAATCGCGACCACAGCGACCGCCGCCCCGTAGGCGATGCCCCACGCGCAACCCCGTCCTCCAGGATGGCGCGTAGGGCCAGTGCAGCCGATGAGTCTCTCATCATACCCCTCAACCTCCCCGGCAGGGAGGCGTCTAACGCAGCCAATCTCTCGCCTGCCTCATCCTCGCTGTCAAGTTCCAGTATCTTCTCCAGCTCCGTCCGCACCGGACCAAGGTCCTTGTGCAACCCGCTCGCGACGGCGCGCTGGTACTCATCCACCAGCGGCTGCATGGCCCGCCTGTACCGCTCCACTTCCCCCTCCGTCGGATACCCGAACCGGTAGGGCGGAGGATCGGGCGTCATGCTCGATGCCGCTTGGCTCACCGCTGGGTACACCGGGGCCCGAGGGTCAAGCCTCGGCGCCGGGTCGCCAACCGCCCACACGTCACTCGATGCCGTGTTCTGCGCCTCCCCGGCCGGCTGGCCTCCCTCGGCCCGCTCGTCTTCCTCGCCTTCGCCGCCGCTGGTGTCCTCGATCCCCGCTCGGTCGAACATCGCGCCTATGTCCACCCCACCCTCGCCACCCTCCTGGTCCCCGGGCTGCCCCTCGTCCCCGGGCACTCCTTCCCCAGGACCCCCGCCCTGGTCCAGTCGGACCTCCAGATCCACCAGCTCGGACGCATGATCATCCGTTGTACGATACCCGGCCGACGCCAGCGTCGCCAGGAAGTCCGCCGCCTTCGCCCGGTCCGCCGTCTTCAGCTTCTCCAGTGCCACCTTCGCCAGCGGCCGTTCGAAGCCCGCAGCCTGCAGCGCCGGCACATCAATCGCCGCGTGCAGCACCTCGCATATCTCCTCGGACTCGCTGATAGCGATGTCCTGGAACACGTCCGCGTGCTCCTCGGCCGCACCGCTTCCAATGCCGGTGGCCTCCGACAGCATGGTCAGCTTGCCGCCCGTTCCCGCCAGCACCATCATCTTGTCACAGTACCCAAGGTGCGGCTCGAACGGCAGCGTTGCCCCAACCTGCTGCGCCGTCGACTGCATGCGGAACCCCGGCGGCAGGGCCCCGCGCCCGTTGCCGATGATCTGGTCTAGGACCGCCAGGTAGTTGTCCACGTCGCTCTGCGTCGCGCCCACCGGCGCCTCGGCGAACAGGCTCGGGATGCCGAACGTCTCACAGAACGAGTCCCAGTCCTTCTGCGTCAAGTTCTTGCGCAGGAACACGATCAACCCAATCTCATCCAGCGGGTCGTCCACCTCCCGAACCACGAACTGCCCCGGGTCGACCTCCTCGCCGACATTCGTCTGGTACGCATCCCGGTTGAACTTCCAGTCGTCGAAGGGGTACGTCTTGCACCAGTGCCACTGCGGCACCGGCTCCAGGTGCACAACGTTCATCTCCGCGTCGTAGTGCTTCTCAAGGTGCGAGTACCCACGGAACGTCGCCAAGGCCAGCCACTTGATAGCTTGGCCAACGTTGTCGATGCGCCGGTACGTTTCCTTGAGGACCTGAACCTGCTGCTGCGCCTCCTCGTTCGACCCAACCCCTTCCTCGCCCTCGCCCTTGGCCTCGTCGTCCACGACGAAGTTGACCTTGAGCTTGCGGATGGCCGAGAGCCGCCGTTCCTTCAGCGACCGAATCACGGGCTCCTTGCGCTCGATGCTACGGAAGGTCCACTGCAGATCGGCGTTGAACCCGTACTGCGCCTGCTCCAGAAGCATCACGGCCCGCGCCACCGTCAACCCGCGAATCGGGTTGATGAAGACACGCGGCGGACGTATCCGCTTGCGGAACACTTCCCGGTTGCCCTGCTCGCCAACGTCACCACCAGCATCGCCGTTGCGGCGAGTGTCAATGACGTTGCCAGCGGGGTTGAGCGGGCTCTCTGCGCGTGGCGGCATGGCAATCCTGCCACCCAGCATCCCCCACCGCCCCGCCCCTGTCAACACGCCGGGTCAGGCGCCACCCTCGTCCAGGGTCGGGACAATGGGGCCTTGCTGACGTTGCTTGCGACGGTCCTCCACTTCGATGCACACCACCACACCCGTCTCGCCCCGAGTCTCAACCTGCCCGTACTGCCAGCGGGTGCGCTCGTCGCCGTCGTCGACCCTGAGCGCCGAGGCAACGGCATCCCTCAACGGCTTCAGACCGCCGACGAGGTTGTCGTCATCCCTGCGCCGCCGGACGTGAGCAGTGAGCGTAACCGTGAATCGCCGCTGATCGCTTGGCCTAACGCCGCCACCACCCACGCCTCCTTCGCCTTGCGCTTGGACCGGATGCGCTCGCCCAGGCCGGCCCCGAGCACCGCGTTGAGGCTCGGCGGGCACCACGGCACCCACACCAGCACCGGCGGGCCGAGTGGTCGGCCTCGACCACGACCCGTCCTCCTGCTCGACCCAGCCATCACTTTCGAGTGCATTCCGTCCCTTTCGCTTCAGTCGCTCGATCAGGCTCATACCTCGGTCAAGTGCACCGTGCGCCACGGCACCGGGTCAATCTTCCACACCCACGCCGATACCCACCCTCGGCCACGGACGTGCACACGAACGCAAGAATCGACCTTGATCCGCCCTTTGATGGCGCCAGAGGCCAGTGCCCGTTGCCCAAGTTTGAAGAATCGCACCTCATGTTTCATGCCGTGGCACATTGAAACATGCACCGGACGTGTAGAACGTCGAGATCGGACGCCGGCGTAACAGGCTCGCCAGGGGCCACGTCGAACCCGTCATCGGCCACGTCGAACCCGGCGCAATACTCGCACTTGTGCAGGGTGCTCAGACCTTGAATCGCGCTCTTGAGGCCGCTCAAGCACGGCACGGTCCGGGGCACGAATCGGCATGCGTCGACCCTGATGCTCCAGTGAGCAAGCACACTGCCCGGCACCAGCCGCATCACCGCTGTCCGCGGAATGTAACCAGTCTCCCTCATAATGCCCCCCCCACCACCGCACGCTTGGCCTCGGACTCCGCGAAAACCTCCGCCGTCGGCTTCCCGAACGGTAACCCAACTTGCCCGGGCTCGTACCACACCCCAGGCGGCCTCCACACCACCTCCCACTGCCGGCCGTGCGGCTTGCGCACCAACACCTCGCCGTCAATCGTCACCCGCACCGTGCACACCAGCGCACCGGACGCCGACCGCACCTTCCGGTACAGATCGCGCTTGAGCGTGACGATGTTCCGCGAGGTCATTGGATTTCAGATCGCAACCACCGCGTGAACTCCGCCATCTCCCCCAGCCTCTTCGCCCGCTGGCCGGCCGGCAGCGTCCGCCAAACGAACTCCACCGCCAGCTCGTCAATCATATCGTACACATCCCGCGCCACCTCCGCCATCTCCTGCGCGGCCGCCTCACGCGCCTCCACCGGCGCGGCCCCCGGGCCATTCGCTGGCGGATCCGCGCCTTGAACCGGGGTTGGCGGTGGCATAGCGGTGGTATCGGTTGCGCCGACGGTGCTGGTTTCCGTGTTCACAGTGTCGTTTCTGTCGGCACAGAACATCGCACATATCGGCGACGTTGCAAGTGGAATGTCGCGGTTTTCCACCCCGGAGCCACCCTGTCGGTTTCCGCCCCGTTGGGCTCCCAACGGACGTCTGGGGCGCAACCGGGCGAGGTGCCGGTTCGGCCCCGGTGCCGGTGTCGTTTTGGTGCCGGTGCCGGCGTCCCAGGCACTGGGCCCGTTGGGCCCCGGCACTGAGGCGCTGCGTTGGGGGCGCCACCGGGCGTCGGCCCGGGCGCCACCGGGCGTCGGCCCGGGCGACGCCTTGGGACGGCTCGTGGCTGGTTGGGGGCAATCGTTCGGGTTTGGGCGGGTTGGACCGTGCGGGCAGACGACAACCCGGCGAGGGATTATCGTCTGGGAGTGTTGGCGGAATCGCTCAGGGATGAGCTGGGAGTCCGTTACGGTCCACGCTGCTAGGCACACTTTAACCAATCGGAAGCCTGCCGGCGCTAAGGCGGCCGGGGTGCGTGGGGACGACGCGGGGCTGTAAAGGCAAAGGGAGCTTGCCCCGCTCTTTAAGGCGGCCGGTTGTCGACCATCCGCCCGTGTTTTTCTTCGCCAGGACGTTCCTCGTTGTTTCACCCGGGTTGGGTACCGGGTGCCTGGGTCGGAAGCCGCTAGGCCTTTTTATGTGGTGAACAGGTGCGACCTGCGGACCTGGGAAAAGAGGGGCCGCCTATTTCGGATCGGCATGGCCCCGGAGCGCCCCGGTTGTGCAGTCTTCGGTGAACTGTGCCGACCCTTGCAATCGGGTATCGGCGGGGCTCCGAAATTCTCTCTATCGGTAGACTTCACAACTCTGCGCGATCCTTCGCACGTCTTGGGCGGTGTGTCAAGTGGGTGGGCTGCCCCGGGGGGTTTTGACGCCCCCGGGGTGGTGTCGCCGCGACCGGCCCAGCATCGCCCCGCCAAGCCCTGCCTTGCCACTCCACGAAATCTTCCCCCGGGTGTGACCCCAGGGGTGGTGTTGCCAAGACCGGCCAAGCCCCGCCTTGCCGAGCCCGGCCAGGACATGCCCAACCGCGAAATCTTCCCCCGGGTTTGACCCCGGGGGTGATGGTGCCTCGACCGGCCTCGCCACGCCAAGCCTCGCCGAGCCCGGCCAAGCCCCGCCGCGAAATCTTCCCCCGGGTGTGACCCCGGGGGTGGTGTCGCCAAGACCGGCCCCGCCTCGCCACGCCCCACCGCGAAATCTTCCCCCGGGTGTGACCCCGGGGGTGGTGTCGCCTCGACCCGCCACGACAGGCCCCGCCTCGCCCAGCCAGGACATGCCCAACCGCGAAATCTTCCCCCGGGTTTGACCCCGGGGGTGGTGTTGCCAAGACCGGCCCCGCCTCGCCACGCCCCACCGCGAAATCTTCCCCCGGGTGTGACCCCGGGGGTGGTGTCGCCGCGACCGGCCCAGCATCGCCCCGCCAAGCCCTGCCTTGCCACTCCACGAAATCTTCCCCCGGGTTTGACCCCGGGGGTGGTGTTGCCAAGACCGGCCCCGCCTCGCCTTGCCGTGCCCGGCCGCGCCTCGCCAAGCCTCGCCCAGCCCTGGAAATCACTCCACCTCGACCAGGAACCGGCCGAACTTGGGACGCCAGTCCCCAAGCCCGACCAAGGCGCCGGCGTCGTTCATAGCTTTGACCAGCTCCTTGGGCCCGATCACGGAGTCATCGAACTCCAACTCGAACCGCAGCACCCACCCAGTCGGAAACATGGGGCGGATCCGAATGATCCTGACGCCCGACGGAAGCTTGCAAGGTTTGCGCATCACAAACCGAACGTCCCCAGCCAGGCGCGCCTTGTCCCGGGGCCCGTCGTACTCCAGCCTGGTGTTCGGTTCCGTGCAGAACACCGCAGCCTCGGCGTCTTTGCCCAAGCGGGACTTGCGGGCGCCGGCTTTGATCGCGGCCTCGATGTTGTCGGACGGAATCACCGGGCCCAATTCGTCGTCGTAGTACAGCCCAGCTTCCCATTCCAGCGTGTCCCGCCTTTCCAGGTCGGCTAGAGTCAGCTTCTTGGCTCCCTTCGACACCACCGCTTTGATTGCCTGCACCAGGGGATTGAGCGGGTCGACCATGGCCCCATTGTGCATGATCGTCGGCCTGATCCCGGTCCATTTGACTTTCATCGACTTCACTGTTGCGCCTTTCTGTTCATCGATTGCACTGCCCACACTTCATGAAAGCTGCGTGGCGTTGCCGCCCCGTGTGTTTGCCAATCCGCGCCCCGCCACGCCTTGCCCCCGGCCGGGCCTAGCCCAGAAATTCAACCGGGTGGCGGTGGCCTATCACTTGAGCAGTTTGGGCGCGTGTTTCACGACATACTCTGCCACCGACTTCTCCCGCCTCAGCAGTACTATCCGCGTCGCCGCGATGCGCATCCTGGCCTCAGTGTTCGCGCGTTCCTCACTGCTCAGCGTCGCCGTCGGATTGGCCAGGGTCTTCGCCCTGATGTCCACGCTCCGGTGAGCGTACCGGCCCATGCGCGCCTCGAACCCCCGCGCCACCTCTTCGTGCTCGGCGGCGCTCGGGATCAACCATTCCTCGATTGTCCGGCCAGCCTCATCGTGCCGTGTCTGACACCGCAGATAGTAGCCGTCCACCTCCTCCATTTCCGCTCGCATGTCGAGCATTTGGAATGCGAAGTCCGGCGTGCCTCGCTTGGCCCCCAGGCCGGCCTCGAAGAACGACGTTTCCCATACCGCCCCGTAACCGTAATTCTCATTCTCCCGCATCTTGCCGAGCAGCACGCGCCACAATGGCCAGTCCCCAATCTCAGTTGTGTTAGTGTTCAACATGTTGTCCTGTTCCATGGTATCAATGTAACCAATTTGAGACCCATTGCAAGTGGAAAATGTGAGTCGTCCACCGGCAGCTCGGTCATAGTCATACCTCGGATTGGTGGGAGTCCAGCCACCGCTCTATTTCCCGGCATTTCGCAATGAGAATGTGACCGTCATTCAGATCGAACAGACGCTGCGTCCTCCGCATCATGTCAACCGCCTCCATCAGCAGAAGACACACCTCTCGGTGCTCTTCGATTACAGCCTCGACCGGAAAGCGCGGCCCGTCCGACTCCGGTGGCGCCATGGCCGGGATCGTACCGCTCAACCTGGGCCAGATCGCGCGTAGCGCGGCAATCGTCTGGCGGCAGGTGGCGAGGTCCATTGCGATGCACCGAATACACCGCCCGTCCTCAAGCTCGAATTCCGGGGGCGACGTATTGCAGGTTCGGCAGGTCGTATTCACCGTCTCACCCTCACTTTCAACCGCCCCGTCCCCAACGGCGCCAGCCGACGGAAGGCAGCTCGGCTCAGATCGATATCCGCCCGCGTCCACCGTGCAGGACCCCTGTCCGTCACCCGCACCACAACCGCCCGGGACCCGTCCCAGGTGCTCACCCGCAGGACGGTCCCGAGCGGCCACCCCCAAGTTGCGCATGTCAGCCGGTCCGGGTCGAATGGCCGACCGTTGGCCATGAGCCGGCCCCGGTGCCCCTCGCCATACCAGGTCGCAGTGGATGCGAGGCAAGGAACGCAGAGGATAAGGGGGAGGAAGTTCACGCGTTCGCGTTAGCGGTCAGTTGAGCGTCGAGGATTTTCCATGCGAGTGCAGCCACAGCCGGAACTTGTCCGTTTCCAATGGCTGCAAGTCGGTCCATCCCGTTGGCCACCCCATTAACCACTCCACCCATTCCGGGCTGAGTTGTTCGTCGGGGTTCGGCGATGGCACTCCATGGCGTTCGATCCGTTCTTTGAATTTGGATTCCCCGCAACCGAAATGGACTGCGATTGAGAGGTGGTATTGCTTCCTTACTCCGCGTTTCGCATGGCGCTGATACTCGCTCCACCAGTGCGCCGGTGATTCTGTCAGTAGCATCTTCACCCCATCCATTTTCTTTGGAGTAGGCCACCAGCCAGATTCGGGCTCTCCGATGGAGTCCGCCGACATGGTTTGCTCCCAGCACTCCCCATCGCGCATCCATCCCCAGTTCGGCCAGGTCTCCAAGGACTCGCCCAAGCCCCCGAAAAGTGAGAGCTGCCGAGTTCTCCACAAGCGCGAAGCGCGGTCGTACTTCGCCAATGATTCTGGCCATCTCGCTCCAGAGTCCGCTTCTCTCACCTTCGATACCTTTTCCCTTTCCGGCGTAGCTGATGTCTTGGCATGGGAATCCACCGCAGATGACATCGGCGATTCCTCGCCACGGTCGTCCATCGAAGGTTCGGACATCATCCCAGATTGGAAACGGCGGCAGGATTCCATCGCGTTGCCGTTGCAGCAGGACTTGTCGGGCATACGGTTCGATTTCCACAGCGCAGCATGGGATATGTCCGCAAAGGATACCGCCGAGGATTCCTCCCCCGACTCCAGCAAATAGGTGTAGCTCATAGAGTGTTTGAGAGTCGGAGGCCGAATGCTCTAACAAGTCACTGGAGCGAACAGCCGCCCCGCCTTCAGCTTTGGCGAACACCATTGGCGGCATTGTGGCTTCCGTGGTCATTACGTCACCGTCCGGGCGGCTGTCGCTCAGTTCGGTCGTTATGCCGCTCGACCTCCGCGCGTAGGTAGCGGCCAATGTATTCGGTGAACGTGGGTGGAATCGCCTGCGATAGTTCTTCGCGGTTCATCCAGTCTATGCCCATCGCCTCTCGGTAGTGCTTGATTGTCGGGTTGTATCCCAGCTTTTCGCGCACCCATGTCGGTGTGCCGTGCCCGACTACCGACACGACCGGGAACGGGTGGTGGCAGCTTGGGAGCAGTGCGAACGCGTGCCACGACGTTTCAAACCACCGCTCCCGGCGCAGATTCATCCCGAATTGGCAACCGCAGAGTTTGAAGTCTGGTCGCATCGGAGCACCCGGCACATTCTCGATCACCCACGGCCTGCCAGTCTTTTGGAGCGCACATCGAGTCACGGCCAACAGGTCAGGATACACCTTGCCCCGATTGCGCTGAGTCTGTGCGGCCATCGAGTAGGCTTGGCAGGGCGGCGAGGCGTGGATTGCATCATATTCGCTTCCATGTTCCGCAACGTATTCGAGAGCATCGGAGAGCACGAAGCGATGCGGGTTGTTCTTTTGCGGCTTAATGTCCACGCCAGTTACGTCGAATCCGGCCTGTCGGTATCCTTCACCAGCACCGCCGGCGCCGCAGAACAAATCCAAAAGACGCGGCATAACAAGATGCTTCACCGAACCGGGGCGGGCCTCGGCAGTTTCAACGCTCTCGTTGCAATCGGTCGTCATGGGTTGTTCGCGCCCCGGTCGGTGAGCTTTTCGTTAGGGCGCGTGGCGAGCGTCCACTGGTTCGCCATCGCCCCAGCTATGCCGGAGAACATCCGGCTTCGTTCTTTCCACCTGTCCGCACTCTGCGGCAGTTTCCAGATTCGTTGTTCGCGGCCATTCACGACATTCGACGGCATGAGGCGCGGGAGATTCTTTAGCCAGAGGCACGTTGCCTTCGTCTCTCCATGGCCGTGCTGCCACGGCTGTATCACTTGGTCGGGCTTTCGGATTTTCGAGCTTATGACGCTTATCGGGTTTTCGAGTGCGATGTGCGGTATCGGCGCGGACAGCAGCAGCCGCACGAAGTCTAGAGCCTCCGCTTGCTCGCGCTGTTTGGCTGCGAACCAGCGCGCACCACTCACCGCCAGATGCACACACGGCGGATGCGCCACCATGATGTCCCAGCCTTCGCCCAGGATTTCGCGCACGTCGCATTGGTGGGTGGTTGCCGGGCTTCTCGCTCGGCAGTAGGTCGCACGACCACGCATCCCAGCCCAGAGCAGCGAAGGCGTCACGGACGATGCCGCTATATTCGCAGGCCACAAGAACGCGCCCTAACCAGTCACCGGAGCGAACGGGAGCGGGCGCTCGCCATTCGGATGTCGTTTGAGTTTCCAGTATCATGGGTTGTTCGCACTCCCGTCGCTCAGCTTGATCGTTCGCCATGTCGGATTCGATTGACCTGCCACCATTATGGCCCGCCCCCGACCACGCCCCCACCCGAACGCGACCCAGACCACGGCCTGGCCCACGGCCTGGCCCACGGCCCAGACCGAGACCGAGACCACACCCTAGACCAAGCCCGAGACCAAGCCCGAGACCAAGCCCGAGACCAAGCCCGAGACCAAGCCCCCGACCACGACAACGACCGAGACCCAGACCACGCCCCAGACCACGACCGAGACCGTGACGGAGACCCCTCCCCCGCCCTAGACCCAGACCGTGACCACGCCACCGACCCCGACCAGGACCTAGATCCAGACCGTGACCACGACCACGACCATGATCGATAACACCCCACGAATGCGGTTGCTTGGTTCATCCCACCCACGACCGTGACCACGATCCAGACCACGTCAACGACCACGACCGTGACCGCAACCCCGCCCGAGACCGCGATCCCGACCCCACCCACGACCGTGACCACGATCCAGACCGTGACCATGCCACCGACCCCGACCAAGACCTAGACCCAGACCACGACCGCAACCCCGACCTAGACCACACGTTGATTGCAATCACTCGGTTCATCGCTACGACCCAGACTGAGACCGCGACTCCGACCATGCTCCCGACCGCGAACCCGAACGCGACTCCGACCCAGACCAGGACCACGACCGAGACCACGCCCCAGACCGCGACCGAGACCCCGACAACGCCCTAGACCGCGATCCCGACCCCGACCGAGACCACGCCACCGGCCAAGACACCGACCGCGATCCAGACCAAGACCCAGACCACGTCCCAGACCACACATTGATTGCAATCGCTTGGTTCACCGATGCGACCCCTCCCCCGACCACGGCCACGACCGAGCCCCCGACCACGACCACGAGCGCGCCCCAGACCTCGACCACGACCGTGACAACGCCCTAGACCGCGATCCCGAACCCGACAACGACTCCGCCCCAGACCTCGACCACGACCGTGACAACGACCACGCCCGAGACCGAGACCTAGCCCTAGACCACGACCACGGCCTAGACCGCGACAACGACCATGACCGATAACACCCCACGAATGCGATTGATTGGTTCATCCCGACCCCGTCAACGACACCGTCACCGACCCCGACCGTGACCCCGACCCAGACCCATACCGAGAACGAGAACGAGACCTAGACCACGACCATGGCCACGCCCCAGACCGAGACCGAGACCTAGACCACGACCATGGCCACGCCCCAGACCGAGACCGAGACCGAGACCGAGACCGAGACCGAGACCATGACCACGACCGTGACCCCGCCACCGACCATGATCGATAACACCCCTCGATTGCAATCGCTTGGTTCACCGCTACGACCCAGACCCTGACCAGGACCACCCCCCCGCCCCAAACCCAGACCACGCCCCAGACCCCGCCCACGACCCAGACCGTGACCCAGACCCAGACCACGCCCACGGCCCAGACCGTGACCGAGACCCCACCCACGCCCTAGACCCAGACCACGCCCACGACTCCGACGACGACCGAGACCGAGACCGCGCCCGAGACAACGACCGAGACCGAGACCACGACCACACGTTGATTGCAATCGCTTGGTTCACCGATGCGACCCAGACCGAGACCGCGACTCCGACCATGCTCCCGACCGCGAACCCGAACGCGACTCCGACCCAGACCAAGACACCGACCGCGATCCAGACCAAGCCCCAGACCAAGCCCCAGACCACGTCCCAGACCACACATTGATTGCAATCGCTTGGTTCATCGCTACGACCCAGACCCTGACCATGACCTAGACCCCGCCCTCGACCCCGCCCTCGACCCCGCCCTCGACCCAGACCGCGATCCCGACAACGACCGTGACCCCTCCGCCTCCCCCGACTCCGACCCCGACAACACCCGCGGCCAGGACCGAGACCAAGACCAAGACCAAGACCTAGACCCAGCCCCCGACCGCAACCCCGACCTAGACCACACGTTGATTGCAACCACCAAGTTCATCGCTACGGCCCAGACCGAGACTCCGCCCGAGACCCAGCCCAGGACCACGCCCGAGACCCCACACACGATCCAGACCGCGACCGAGACAACGACCGCGATCCAGACCATGACCCCGCCCGCGATCCAGACCGCGACCGAGACAACGACCCCGACCCCGCCCGAGACCGAGACCGAGACCACGACCCAGACCACGACCGATACCACGCGTTGATTGCAACCACCCGGTTCATCGCTGCGACCCCTCCCCAGACCGCGACCGCGACCCAGACCCAGACCACGGCTTGGCCAACGACCCCGACCAGGACCTAGACCCAGACCGTGACTCAGACCACGACCTAGCCCCAAACCACGCCCCCGACCGAGACCGAGACCACGGCCGAGACCACGGCCGAGACCACGGCCGAGACCACGACCGCGACAACGACCGAGACCGAGACCGAGACCGAGACCACGACCGAGACCGAGACCACGACCGATACCACACGTTGATTGCAATCGCTTGGTTCATTGATGCGACCTCAACCACGACCGCGACCCAGACCCCAACCTAGCCCCAGACCCCGGCCAGGACGCGCCCGCGACTCCGACCCCGCCAAGGACCACGACCTAGACCCAGACCTAGACCCCGCCCTAGACCCAGACCGAGAACGAGACCGAGAACGAGACCGAGACCATGACCACGACCGTGACCACGACCGCGACAACGACCGCGACAACGACCGCGACCGAGACCAACACCACGCGTTGATTGCAATCGCTTGGTTCATCGATGCGACCCAGCCCACAACTCCACCGCAGACCGTGACCCCGACCAATTCCCAGACCCCGACCAATCCCCAGTCTCAGACCCAGACCCAGACCATGCCCTAGACCCACGCCGAGACCTAGACCACGCCCTAGACCCCGCCCCCGGCAAGCACCACGCCCCCGGCCAGGCCGACCGCGACCGCGACCACGACCACGACCTAGACCCAGACCGTGACCACGCCACCGACCCCAACCGCGATCTAGACCCAGACCGTGACCACGACCACGACCACGACCGAGACCACGACCACACGTTGATTGCAATCGCTTGGTTCATCGATGCGACCCAGACCCTGACCATGACCACGACCCAGACCGAGACCGTGACGGAGACCGTGACCATGACCCCACCCACGATCCAGACCGAGACCCAGACCGAGACCCAGACCACGCCCTAGACCACGACCACGGCCTGGTCCGCGACCGAACCCACGACCTAGTCCCCGACCATGATCGGTAACACCCCACGAATGCGATTGATTGGTTCACCAAGACCACGCCCACCGCGACAACGACCCAGCCCCAGGCCTCGATCACGACCTCGACCCCACGCTCGACCCAGCCCGGAGGCTGTGCCGCAGCCCCGAACGCGACCACGACCCAGACCATGATCGGTAACATCCCATGATTGCAATCGATTGGTTCATAGCTACGACCCCGTCAACGACCCAGACCTAGACCACGACCACGCCCGCGACAACGACCCAGCCCCAGACCGCGAACCCGCCCGCGAACCAACCCTCGACCCCGACCTCGACCTAGACCAGGGCCAAGATCCCGCCCGCGGACCCGACCCCGACACCGACCAGGACCGCGGACCTGATCCAAACCATGATCGATAACTCTCCGAAAATGTGATCGGCTGGTTCATTGTAGTTTTTATTACCGGGTCAGTGACCGGGTAATCGTTCGTTGTTCAAGACACACCACTTACTTCTGCTCAGTCGGCAGCTTGGGAATCTCCACAGCGTCAATTATAGACCCGCGACCGACGATAACTCTGTGGTCCGACGGGAACGGTTCAACCTCATTGAAATCACCGGTGGAGACGGATTGCGAAAACCGACCGTCGTCAGCAATCCACGCAGCCTGTCCCAAAACAAGCTCGTGCTCGTAAACTTCCATCAATCTGCCGGTGTGGTGGTGGGTTACGGTCCGAATGAAGTACAGACCACCGACCTTATAGGGGTGTTGTTGTTGCTTTCCCATAGTTTTCTCCTGTTGGTTCTGTTGGTTTATGTTTACCGACACTGAATCACACTCGTTTCACCGGACCACCGCAACGATCCGCTCCGCAGGTGCGCGGCGTTCTGTCATCCTGTCCGGTGTTGCTCATTTGCTTCGCCAAGGTCGCATACTTACGACGCATGTCAAACGATTTCTATGCCATTGCGCTCCGGTCCGACCGTTCCAGCCGCCGCGTGCTCGGCAATGCGGACGGAAGAACGCGAGGCATGATGTCGTCCACAAGGACGCTGTATGCCATGGCACTGGCCATTGTATAGTCGTCGTGTGTCCCATCCGGGAATGCCTCCAAATCGCCGAGATAATCGTCAACCCATGAACCGCCGATCAGCTTGACGTTCTTATGTTCCACCTGCGACGAGAACGGCTTTACTCGATCCAACGGGTTGCCAGATTCCCGGTGCATGCGGATTGTGTACCCATCTAGCATTCGTGCGACGTGGAACGCCTGGGCCTGACCAGCCTGGCCGGGGTCCTGGTTGATGTGGACCTCGACCTGTTTGCCGTCTTGGGAAGCGATGTTGCGAATGCGATCCTCTACCTTGGCCGGCGATTCACGGAATCGCGTCGCGTGCACCACGTAGTAGCCGCCATCGACCTTGGTCATCTTCACGCCCGCCGTCCAGTCGGGGTCGTTGTCGTCCGTTTTCTGCGTGCCAGCCAAGTCCCAATATCGAATGGTCCGCGTTCGGCCAATCGGAATCACCGGCACAACCTCGAACCATTCCCGCTTAAAGAACAGGCCGGCGGCCGGGATTACATGCCAGTTGCCACCCAGCAGGGCCTCGCGGTCCACCATGGGCAGGGCCTGCAGATTGGCCAAGTAGGACGGGTCACGCCGCAACAGGATGCCATTGTCGAACACCCTCGCCGGAATGAACGTGAAAGACTTCATGGTCAGGGCGGCATCGGATCCATGCTTCTTGAGCAGTTCCCCTTTGCTGCTTCCCCATGACAGTGCGTCGCCGTCCCGCATGAACCAGCGTATGACCCCTGATCGTTCTCGAATCGGGAACCCGTCGTCCCCGATGTACCACTCGACCAGCTTGGTCACCCAGTTGTCGACGCCGCCTGGATTCGTCGTGGCCCGGATGTACCCCGGGACACCGGTCAACGACCGGTTGCGGCTGAACAGATAGAAGAACTGGCTGCGCGAGAAGTGCGTCAGCTCGTCGAATCCGATGAACGGTATTTGTGCCCCCTGGTACGAGAACTTCGTTTCCTCCCGGTCAAGATGCGCGAAGCGAATCTCGAACCCGCTGTCCCAGGTCCAGGTGTGCCGGTGCCGGCTACCCCGGCCGCCGAATGCCGAGTACAGGTCCTCGGATGTGTCCCAGAGGCCGCCAGGATTGTCGATCTGGACGGCGTTGCGCCGGAAAATTACCGCAGCGAAGTTCCGCACGGCACGGTGCCGCAGTGGTTCGAGGAGAAGACCATACGTTTTGCCGCCGCCGGCTGCACCGCCATAGATGCACACCTCAGCCGGGGTGCTGAGAAATGCCTTCTGCGGCCCAGGTTGAGGGCCCATCACCTCCGTCTGTTTCCGCCGGTGCGTCAGCAACGGTGGCTTGGGCGCCTTCAGCGCCCGTTGCATCTCCTGCGTCAGCTTCCGCTTCTGCTCCTCCAACGTCGATAACGCTTGCATCATTCCCTTTCAGCTTGGCCACCTCCAACTCGAACCCATTCGACGGCAGCACCAGAACCGCCCCAGCACCCGTCAACTGACCATTGGGCCCAACCAAGGCATGCTTCACCGGCGGTTCAACACCCAGGAGCGCGACCTTGCGCTGGATCAGCGACTCGATTCTACCCAGCCAGGCCGGATCGCCATCCGAGAGGCTCTGCTCGAATGTTCCCGTTGTCCGGTCTGGGTTTCCATCCTTGCCGATTGGGTGGCGCCGGCTGGCCCGATCCCGCTTCGACCGTTCATAGCCGTCCCAGCATTCCTTTATCAAGTGGTCCAACTGCATGATAGTGATAGCCACCGACCGCCCCACCTCCTCGGACATCTCGGCGTTGCGCTTCGCCACCTCGGCCATGTAGTCCTTGTACACCGCCTGGCGTGTGAGCGTGTAGCCCTTTCCCTCGCACAGCTTGCGGGCAATGTCTGGCCAGTCCACGCCTTTGGACCGCATCCGGCATGTCGCGATAATGTCGAGACGGCGTTGCTCTGGGGTGCGTTTCGGCGTGAAGGTTCCCATAAAGAAGACTCCCGATTACCCAAGGACAGGAACCGGGAGGAATTGGAAACGCGACACCGTACCTGCGGGGCTTGGGTCGGGCGACGCGGTGTGGGTTGGATTGACCGGCGGAGAAAACCTGTGTGTCATCGTTGCCGACACTTGACACCAAAAGCGCCACCGGTCAAGCCGGGATCTACCCGGCCAGTGCTACCGTACCTTCTTGCGCTTGCCGACAACCCGCGCCGTCGTGCGCTTGCCGACAACCCGCGCCGTCGTGCGCTTGCCGACAACCGGGACCGCCGTGCGCTTGCCGACAACCGGGACCGCCGTGCGCTTGCCGACAACCGGGACCGCCGTGCGCTTGCCGACAACCCGCGCCGTCGTGCGACCCGCACCAGTCCCAATCCGGGTCCGGCGCTTTGCGCGAACGAGTGGGAATCCCTTTTGGCGCATATCCTCCCAAGAAGCCCCCCCCTCATAAGCCTTGCGAAGGCCGGGAACGGGCACTAATCCCAATTTGATCATCTCCTCCCAGGGAGCCCCCCGCGCATGAGCCTTGCGAAGGCGGCGCCTTATCGTTTTTGTTGTAGCCATCTTATTTCACCTCCTTTCGGTTTTCCTTGTTGCGCTGGAAGCACCGTCTTTTGTGCTTCACCAGGTCACGCAGGGCGCGCACCCTGGAAGGCACCCAGTCAACTCTCTTACCTTTCAGGACCCGCTTCCAACCGTCGGCAACCGGCCGGTCGTTGGCCCAGATCAATACCCGCTCCGACCCACTCTCAGCAATCAGATCCGCGTGCCCGAATGCTGACCGATCATATCCGCCCGAACCGTGCGTCATGTCCAGCATGATCGCCGGCGCCGCCTTGGGCCAGGACATCACCATCAGGGGCCACAGCTGCATAGCCCCAACCGCGACGTTGGGAATCACCTTGAACCCCGCGAACGTCAGGTCCCGCGCTACGACCAGGGACTTGTAATGATTGAACACCTGGACCGCGATTGGGAAATCGCCCCATGCCGAGAAGTCTGGCGCCACGCAATACTTCACGCCCAGGGAACGCATCTTCTCCACCCGGTCCATGAACAGGTTGCCCCAGAGCGGATCGAGTTTTCCTGTATCGTATGTCATCCAGTGAACGATCACCTTCGACCAGTCGCCCCCCTGCTTCGCGTAGTTGCGGAAGTCCGAGATGTCATAGATTATCGCGTTCCAGTCGTTGCAGTCCACGCTCATTCCGGGGAGCCAGGCCCCCACCCTTCCCTCGGGCGCGAAACACCACGCCGGATCGATCTCGGGCAGCCCGAATTCGAACGGGCGCAGCTTGGCCCACAACCCCAGGTCTACTTGACCTTGCTGCTGTCGAACTTGTGGTGGCAGTTCGGGCATTCGATCATCTTTCCCTTGCGCTGCGATTCCGTGGCGTCCGTGTCCTCGAACGTGAACGCGGAATCCGTCATGGTGTCGCCGCCGTTCAGCGTCCGGTGGACAGCCTGGGCTTCGTCCAGTGTGAACCCGGAGAACGCAACCACGTCGCCGAGCGACTGCAACGCGACATCGGCCAGGGCTAGGTCGAACGAAGCGAGCTCGGCCAGCTTGTTGTCGGCGAGCATGTGCGCGATCTCATCCTCGTGCGTGGCGAACTCCTGGTAATGGACCGGCACCTTGTCCAGGCCGAGTTTGCGGGCCGCTTCCAAGCGCCCGTGACCGACGACAACGAACCCGGAACGTTTTGACACGACGATTGCCGACCTCCAGCCCTGGTGGCGGATAATCTCGGCCATCAGCTCGATTTGCGAGGCGGGGTGCTTGTTGGGGTTGGAAGGGTTGGCTTTGAGATCCCCGATTGGGACCATGTGGACCTTGGAAACGTGGATCGTTGCGGACTTGTCGCGCTTTGTAGCATCCGGCATGCGCGACAGTCCACCACCCCGGACGACCCGTCAAGGCCGTTCTTTAATGAAACTTATTTGTTTCCATTAGCGTTACTGTAAAGTTGCAAATCGAGCTTTTTTCCCCTTGCGTTACGTCTCAAATATGAGACATTGACCACGTGAAAGGGAACAATATGAAAACGAGAAAGACCATGAAGTCGATTATGCAAAGGAAGCTCGCAGTCGGTAATCCTGAATCTATGGCCGCTCAGGACCGGTGGGTGAAACTTTTTGCCCGTCGTGCGGGCCACCCGGCGGGCCGCACCCTGTCCGGTAGTAGGTAGTAGATACCAGGGGGGGTAGTCCCCCCGCCTCGGCCCCCCGAACCGGGGTTCGAGGCGGGTGGAAAACCCGGAAAGGAAAAAAACATGAAAATCTGTGATTGCAGCGACTGTGAAATCTTCGAGACCCTGAGGGTAAGGAACAATTGGGAAGAGTATACGGGACACTTCCGTGTCAGCGTCCCCTGTGTCAGTGTCCCCTGGAAAACTGGGATTTCGTTCGATCTTCCGGGTCGAGGGGGGCGGGTAACTCAGCTTGCTGCTCGGAAAATTCACAAACTGTGGCACGCTGGAAAGACCGCTCGCGAAATCGCCCACCTGACCGGGTGTGAAGCTCGGTGGTGAGGATACCCTAGGTGGGGTAGTCCCCCCGCCTCGGGCCCCGAGCCGGGGACCGAGGCGGGTGGAAAACCCGGAAAGGAAACCAAACCAATGAAATAGGGCTATGCAGTTGACTCTTGTGATTTTTCGGGACTCCCAGAGTCTCCAAATGGCGCTCTGAGTTGCTTCTCCAGCACCGGTCCTAGGTCGATAGCCTGACTGATAAGTCGGTAGAACAAGAGGC